GGGAATTGGAATATGTCCGTTGGTAATGATAAAACGAGATATATTCCTGGCACTACTAGCATGGGGTATACGAGAGGTGGCGGAACGGAAAATGTGAAATGGATCCGTAATGGATTGTTTCTCATGACCCGCTCTGTCGACAGGTTTAATCCTGCTCCCGCACTCGGCCTCGATGCCGGTTCAGCGCTAGGTTATACTTATCTAGCGCCAAACTGGAACGGGGGTGGCTTCCTACCTGGATCTCCTACTGAAGAGTCGGAGGTTCGGTCGAAAGGAGCCCTTGCTATGAATGTCACGAGACCCGGGCGTCCCGCCATGAACCTCCTCACCACCGCTGGTGAGTTGGTTCTAGACGAGGCGCCCCTTCCTCAGGATCTGGATAGGTGGAAAGAGAAGACTAAGTTTCTTAGAAACTTGTCTGATCATCACCTGCTTGTCCAGTTCGGCTGGCTTCCGCTCCTTGCGGATATTACAGCCTTTCTGAAGAACGTCGTGCATGGCGAAAACGCCATTGCGAACGCTGCTAAGAAAAACGGCAGCGATCAACACGTGGGTATCAAATTCCAACCAGAACTAGCTTCAGTCTCCTTTACGGAGGTGGGGTATCCAGCGTTGCGGTACGATGGCTATACGTTCGCGTATGGCCAGCTTGCCGTAACGACCACGAAAGTGGTTGAGAAGAAAACTTGGTTCGAAGGAACTTGGTCTTCTTTTCTTCCCGGATACCCTGAGGCGATCGCAGCATCACAAAAGAATCGTGGCAGCTTAGCTGCTCGATTCCTTAATGTTGCTAAACCTACACCGAAGATGGTGTGGGATCTCGCCCCCTGGAGCTGGGCCGTCGATTGGTGTACAGGATTCGGTTCGCAATTAGAAATTGCGTCGAATCTTATCGACGATGGTCTGGTTTTGCGCAACGCTTTTGTAATGAACCACTGGAAGAACGCTACTTTGGTAGAGTTTAAAGGTGCTAGTTACAACAACCCTTATAACCAAATAGGGTCGGGTAGCGTGGAGACACTTTTCGAAGTGAAAACACGATTCCCGAGCGTTCCATATTTTGGATTCGCTTCTGCTGGCGATTTTTCACCGCGTCAGCTTTCCATCCTTGCGGCCCTTGGGATCAGTCGATCTCCGGGGTGACATTAATTACTTTTCGTCACCCACTTCGGAAGTACTGAAGTGTTATACGGAGAGTTTCCATCCAAGTCGGGTATAACCCGTCAATTCAGAAAGAGTTCACTATGTATGCAGACCCACAAACGGTCACGGTTAATGCCGTCGATCAGAGTCTTGTCCGTACTGGTATGGCTATTGACGCTGGGCGTTTCGGGAAGTCAGATGGCAGTTATACTTTTGCCATCTCCCACTCGTCCGGTCGTCGTAACCAGCACCGTGCACGGTTGGACTCAAACAAGATCATCGTCGATCCTTACGCGTCGGAGCGAAACCTTCCGGTTTCAGCCTCCGTGTACGTCGTTCTCGACGTTCCTACCGTCGGCTTCACAGTCGGCGAACAGGAAGATCTTCTGGTCGCTCTTGCAGACTGGCTTAAGGCCAGTTCGCACGCCGCCCAACTGGCGGCGTCTGAGAGCTAACAGAGGATGCATGATCGGGTCTGCGCATAGTCTAGGATAGCCACACCCTTTGGAAAGGGGAGCTATGAATAGCCTAGCGCAACTCTGGTGTTACCTAGCTAAAGAACTAGGAACACTGTGTGGTATCGACCCTGTTCGTGATATCGAAACGGTATCACGTCGAGTTGAAAATGAGGGAGACGCATTCTTGCGAATCACTCTACCTGCTTTTGGAAAGGGCTTTGATCAAGCCCTCGACAGAGGCAAGTACTCCTCCGACCTTGCACTTGGTTTCCAGGTGCGAGGGGGGCTCCCCTTGTTTCTAGGGGGTTTCCTTCGGAAGATTTTCGACTCGAGGGGGAGAATCTTTGACGATCCATGTATTGAATCTATCAGAGCCGTAAGACAGCTCTGTGCCTTTATGGGCAAGATCAATGCGGAATGCACGGAAGCTCGAAATCGGGCTGCCGTACATGGATATGTTGAAGCGGATGAAGCATGCTTCCAATGGGACCATGACCCGCAGAATAAGAGTCTACTTGACGAGCTGAGCTCGGTTAGTAGATTCTCTGTAGGTTGGTTGCTGTCCACGGCGAATCGTCAGATCGCTATGGATGACATCGTGCCTAGGCACGGCCCAGGAGCTACGGCAGACAGACTTATGGGAAACCAGAAGTACCATCTGTCGTATTGGCCCGAAAAGCTCCATGACCGGTTCCCATGGTGGGATTGGTCTATGGTGTCTCCTCGCTTCAATGAGGAGTATGGGCTTGATGTTTCTACCTCTGTCATCGAAGCCAAGCTTTGCTTGGTTCCGAAGACAATGTCCACTCCACGTGTCATCGTGATGGAGCCTACGTCGCTGCAGTATATGCAGCAGGCTCTGATGGCAGTGTTCGTAGAGTGCATCGAACGGAAGACTTCAATGATTGGATTCACACACCAGTCACTGAACCGTAAGATGGCTCGACTTGGAAGCATTACGAGAGATCTGGTTACGCTAGATCTTTCAGAAGCATCCGATCGAGTGACGCTCCGCCAGGCTGAGAGTGTTTTCTCAGGTGTCCCTGACATTTGGGAGGCACTTTTGGCCACACGGAGTGATAGCTGTAAACTTCCGGACGGAAGGACTCGTCCGGTTCACAAGTTTGCATCTATGGGGTCCGCAGTCTGCTTTCCGGTTGAAGCGATTACCTTTTGGTCAGCTGTCCTTTTGGCTGTCCAGAGGTATCACCGGAGGGAAGATGGATTCTTTCGTCTAACCTACTCCTTTCTGCGTAAGTTGGAAGGTAGGGTTAGGGTGTACGGCGATGATATCATCGCTCCGTATGCCTACCTTACGGATATTCGAGAAGTTTTCTCTCAGCTTGGCTGGAGAATTAACACTGCCAAAAGCTTCTCTGAAGGTTTCTTCAGGGAAAGCTGTGGTGGTGACTTCTATGCCGGTGAAGATGTTACACCCGTGAGGGTGCGATCTCTTCTAAGCACGAATCTCCGCGATCCTAATGGTGTCCAGTCAACCGTTTCTCTTCGTAACCAGTTATATCTTGCTGGTTATTGGGAGACCGCTAAGCGTCTTGATCAACGCATGCGGCGTGTTACTAAGGGTTTATACCCTGTCGTAACAGAACGTGAAGCTGGGGTTGTTGGAAGAGTCAGTGTTTGCTTCTCTGGGAAAACCCAGAAGACTGACTCCCAGCATCGCTCTCTCCAGAAGTGTTACATGCTCACTTCCCCTATTCCGGCTAACGCCGCAATAGAGCATGGAGCTCTTCTTAAGAGCCTGATATCCCCATCTGAGGATGTCAGCCACCTTGAACGATCGGGGCGTCCTTCCGTGTCCTACATAAAACGGAAGTGGATGCCCATCACATCATGTGGTGGGTCTTGGTATGGATCCTGGGTATCTCCCTATCACAGCTAAGCTGTGAGGAGAGACCCCCCATAACCAAGAGATAGGCAGGCCTTCGGGCCTCCCTCGCGGCGTTGCCGCGGG